TTATAGCACGATATAGGCTCGGTTGCCTGTGACATACACCTGCTTTCCTTTGTGTAGCTCCTTGATTTTTAGGAAGTGCCCGACACGACCTTGAATCTCAACTTTTGAGTTAAGCGCAAGACCGTACACTTTTTCTGCGTCAGGTTTTGGAGCATCTAGCGCATGTGTGTTAGGCATGACTATCTTTGCTACAGCGTGTTTGTTGTCATTGTAGGCTATAGGATTAGCTTTCACATAGACGGCACGGCCGTCAAAATACTGCCCCTTGCCTACCTTGATAGCCCCATTTTCAAAGCCGAACACTTGCCAGACAGAAGTACAAGGTTTCAGCTTATCAGATTCTCGCTTGTCGAGTTTGGAACTGGTGTAGACATACGCACCTTTGGGATTGGCAACAACAGCAACTGCGCCAATGTCCCACTTGCAAACGGGATGCAGAGATAGCAATTTTGCGGGCTTGTTCGTTGATTTTGGCCTAGAACTACCCGAATTAACCTTTAAATCAACTACACAAATATTGCCATCAACGCCAAACCCTTTGTAGTTATCAGTAAATTGCCAAATTGCTACGCCGTCCATTGATGGGAAGTAATTGAAGTCAGCATAGTCTTGACGACCCATCACTTTATATGAAGCTACCCAAATACAATCTCCATAACTTTTTACAATTCTAGAAATGTTTAAATGATTTCTCAAATTAAATGTCCCCGAGTAAATCAGTGGCTTGTATCCAGCTTCTTTGATTACTTGCATTGCTGCAAGAACTGCATCTGTGTTAGCCATAGCGCTGCCAGTAACGGCATTACCGCTTCCTTGTTCCCAATCGTCAGCAAGATAACTGCCAGCTGGAAGCCCAAAATCCTTAGCTTTTGCTACTGCGTATTTGGCTTCTGCCTTAGCTTTTGTTACTGAGCTAGAATGGTTTGCATAAAAATAACCCATGACCATTAAATCATGAGCCTTGGCACTTTTAATTTGTGCAGATGCCTTTGGATTGATGTAGTTTGTTCCTTCTGTAAGCTTTACGAAAGCAAACTTGGCACCAGCATAATTAACTGTTGTGCTTTGATAACTCGCTACATCCACTCCATAACTGTTTTTTGATACGATTGAGCTTGACATCTTTCTCACCTCCTTCATTGTCGCGATGGTTAAATGAATTAAAAACAAACTCGTTGTAGGTTTTAGCCTTCATGAGCATCATCACCTTGATCTTGTGAAACAAAACCAATAGGTTGTGCAGCTGCATCTTCTTCCGTTGCTGCATTAGCCACTTGTTCTTGCTTTGCTTCATTATAGGCTTGTTGTACAGCACCCTTTGCGACAGAAGTAGTGATATTTTTTCCTTCTGCTTTAGCTTGATCAATCAGGGCTTGTGTAGCTTTGATTTTCTTTTCAGCGCCTGAAATATCCAAAGTTGCTGCTTCTGCAACAACAAACTTCGCAATCTCATCAATTGTCATAAGTTGTTGTGGAACAAGCTTGTGTAACTCTTTTGCACGCTTAATGTAAAAATCTAGTGCAGTAGATACACCTGTTGCAAGTGCAACGACAATCATGCCTGCGATTACGATGTAATCAGTAATTTGATTTAACTGCATACTAGTCACCTACCTTTGGCAAGATTGGTTTAGTTACTACTGCTGCTGGTGTTGGTGCAGGAGTAGTTGATACGGCTGGTGTAGCTGTATCTTCTTTAACCATGCCGTTGTCGGTGACGCCAGACAAATAGCGCACCCATTTGGTTACAGATGATTTGATGTCTTGTGGAACATCATCAAGAGTTAATACACCATCTTGGATAAGTACAACATAATCAAGAATTCTAGTGTTTGGTTTCATAGTTTTTAAGCTCCTTTTTTAATCTTTGATTTTCTTTTACAAGACGCTCATTTTCCGCGTTTAGGCGGTCATTTTGGTCTTGGATATAATCGTGTATTGCTTGCGTTCTGTCTAAATCGCTTTTCTTTCCATTTTGACTAAAGGCAAAGTATCCCAAAATCAAAGATACAATTGCAGTTATAATGCTTGATACATCTACGTGCACTGTATCACCCCTAGCGCTTAGAGTAATGTCTAGCTGTCCAGAGCGTGAAACAGATAATAATTACGTTAGATATAGCATCTTGGATTAACTCAATCTTGCCTGCAAAAACAACGTGCTCTATCTCAATTGAAGCAATGATCGCAATCAGCACTGTGATAACAGCTAAGATTATTCCAAGCAATCGATTATTACTGTAGCTAATGCAGACATACGCAAAGAGCGCTAACCCTGCAAAAATCATACTAAAATCAAGATAAGCGTTGTTCATAAACCAAGCCAAACTTGGCGGAAAGAAAAAGAATTGGCGGTCAAAATAGAACGCTAATCCTTTTGCAAAAATAGCAAAACTAATGATTAAATAAAGGCTATTAGCCTTCAGTCGCTGATACACTTGGTGCAACATAAGCCTCACCTACGATTGTTGCGTAATTTTCAGGTGATAAAAAGCCTTGCACAACTAAGCCTTTCATGCCGTTCTTATCGTAGATGCCGAATTGATAGTCCATACGGTAGATTTCTAAAAAGTTTGCTTGAATTTGTTCCATTAAAGTCATGATTTAGTTCCTCCTATTATTGATTATCTGATACTGGTTGGGTTTGACTAGCTGATGCATCAGTAGTTGACGCAGCGGGTTGACTTTGCGCTGGTGCTACTGGTGTAGCATTTGCTTGATTTGCCTTAGCAACAAAAGCAAGTGTTTGTTGCATTGATGCAAGTAACTTGTTAGTGTTTTGAGTTTGAGCAGTAAAGCTCTTCATCATAGCTGCATTTTGTTGAGTATTTTGCAATTGCACTTGTTGCATAGCCTTTACAGCTTGATCTACCTTGTCTTTGTCTTGGTCAAGTTCAGCAGACTTTTGGTCAAGTTCCTTAATTTTGGCTTGTGCTTCTGCAAGGATTTGACCTTGTGCAGTGCCACTGTTTTCTTTCCATGCTCCAAGACCGCTGTTGAGCTTGTCGTCCCATACTGGGTCAACCATACCTTCTGCTGGTGCTTCCTTGTGCATTCTCCACGGAACAACGTTAAAAGGTACTTCTGTGAAGATTGCATGACATCTTTCATCTTTAGTCGCACCATCTGGATTTGAGTAGTAATAAACATACAACTTAGTTGGTTGTTGTGTAGCAGTTTCAACGCCTGCTACTGCGTTTTGTGTTTCGTCAGCCATAATTGGCTCCTTTCTACTATTAAAAAGCCCACGGAAATGCACCGTGAGCTAGGTTATTTTTGCATATCTGTCATACCAGCGGATTAGGAGGCACTTAGCCTCACCATACTATATTTTTGCAGTCGGACTTTAATACTTCCCCAACTCCATAGCCTTCACCTTCCTCAAAATCATAGTATATGGAAGGAACTTTAATAAATCCAACAAAGAAGTAATGGTTATCATTTGCACCAACGCATTCTACTTCCAAATCTTCTTGTAATTGACCTGTCACATCTGCACGCGTGGCGCCTTGGATAGGATATGTTATATATGTTCCTTCTTTAATGGTAATCTTGCTTGGAACTGCATAATACTTTTTTCCATTTGCAGTCGCATTGTCCGCATTTCCTGCAATGCTGTACCAGCTCTGATTGTTAAATAGTATGTGATCTATAGCCATGCTGACGCCACCTTTCTCAAAGTGGCGTAAACCCTTGACAGTAAAGCGATTAGGAGGGGGCTACCCCCCCCCATTTTACATTGGTAACCTTGCTTTTTCTGACGAACCAAGGTCGCTCAAAGGTGACTGAGTCTTCAACATCTTTAGGATTATCAATGTCGAATGCGTACCAATCAGTTGCGTTCCAATCAGTGACTATCCTTCCACAGAAGTAATAAAAATCATTACTACTACCAACACATGTTACTTCACAATCCCGTGTAATATTCATGCCGCTTTGATGATCACCATCGCTTACATGAGTATCTTTTGGCAAAGTGAAACTAGTTGGTAATGCGACATAGTCTTTGTTGTTAGCCTTAACACTGTCAGCGTTGTCAGCTACGTTAAACCACTTTAAGCGGTTGAAAATCAAGTGACTTAATGACATCATTATCTCCTTTCTATTTTTCAATCATTGCAAGTCTTGTAGGCTTTTCATTCTCCCAAGCTTCTGCTTGCGCTTCTTGTGATGCTGGGAATCGCTTGCCTTCAATATAATTGTCTTTGATGTACTTGATTTCATTTTCCGCATTATTGAGACGCGTAATCAGCGACTGAATGGTTTGATTTTGTTGATTAATCGTACTCTGCAAGTTAGAAATATCATTTGAATTTGCTACACGTAACCAACCTTTGCCAAAGTCTAAGGTATAGGATCCAGCATTACAACCAACTGTCCATATTTCATTATGCGGTGTTCTATAGATTGCAATGCCATTGTTATTAGGGCCTTCAAAGACGTATTGAACCGAGAACCAGTGAATATTCTCTGCTGGTGGCAAGTTCTTACATGTTGAACCGTTGCCATTATATAGTCGAATCTGATTTGTCTTAAAGGCAAATAAATCATCACCACTGTTGCCAAAAACAATTGGTGTACGTGTTGAACCAATGTTATTAACCGTGTTCTGCAAGCTTGCTACATCAGTCTTATCGGCTTTACCGTTTACTGTGCCCTGCAGACTGTTGATGTCAGACTTCCATGCAATGTCTTCACTCCAGACTGGACTGGTACCGTTACCGCCTGTAATTCTAGCAAGGTGGCTGTTTCTCCATCCCCAACATACTGACAAAACACCCTTGGTGTCATCACCGCCAAATGCAATACCAGCTCCATGGCCGCCAACGGTAATACTGCCGTTAGTATCATCTTTAAACGCAACTAATCGACTGCCATTTGTAGCAGTCACCCCATTAGCGCTATAGCCATCAAACAGATCACCCCAGTTATTAAATTGTGTCAAATATTTAAATAATGGCCCATCTACGTTAATACGGTTGATCTGGTCTTGTGGTCTGCCGTTGATATTGTCCCAGTTAGCAGTATTCTTTGCATCGTTGACTTGCGCAGTCGTGGCTAGCTGAATCCAACCATGCCACGTCGTTTCATCAAGCTCGCGCATATATAAAGCAGAGCCGTCGTCTGGAAAATACATTTGGCTTGTTCTATGACCAGCACCATTTGAGACGAGCAAATTTCCACATGATCCAGTAGGCTTATTCGCACCCGGATTTGATACATAGTAGGTACCAGTATCAGTAAGATTATTAAAATCGGGAGCATCAACCGTTCTGCGACCTTTTAGCTGATTAATTTGGTCAGCAAACTGGGCGAGTACGCCTTGGTCAACTAGCCATCTGTCTATGTACCTATTTGTTTCCCTGGTTGGGGTCTTACTTGCAATATCGTAAGCAGTAACGATCGTGCCTGAAGTCTTGCTGTCGACTTGGTTTTGCAAGTTGGAAATATCAATAGACACATCACTACTATCCGCTTTTTTAGCTACCTCGGCATTAGTTTGATCTAAATCTGATTGATTAGCCTTAGTAGCTAAATTCTCCTCTACAGTCGTCTTATCTGCCTTGTTATCTAAAGCACTCTGGGCTTTTATATCTGCCTCTTGTGCCAATTCCTTAGCTTGTTTAATACCTTCTTCAGTATCAGTCTTGTCAGGAACAGCAGTAATATCAGCTTTGGCTTTAAGCAACTCCCCTAATTGTTCAAGACTTACATATTTAGATAGATCAGGATCTGGGACAATTAAATTTAATTTTCCGCTGCCATCAGGTAGAATCTCAGCTCCACCGTTTACACTTGCACTCTTAACTACATGGCTCATATCTTCTTTGTGGTTTTCTTCAATCCTTTTAAGATCTTCAGACACTTCACCCTTATATTTATCAAATTGACCATGAGTTACAGCAGTGCCTTCATTAATAACGACATTTACCGCTTGCGCCTTGCCAATTACAAGATACATCTGCATGTTAAAGCGGTACAGAACTTTATCGCCAAATCCTGGCATGTATTCTGGACTAACAGCAGTGGTTACAGCATAAAGAAAATCTTTATCCTGACCCTCTTCTTTTACGTAAAGTCCAATAACTCTGATTTGATAACTGGTACTTAAGTCTTTATTAGTAAAACACAAGGAAACACCAATTACTGAATTATTGCTTTCAACTTCTTCAGCGTCCATGATGGTTCCCTGCTGCATGATATTAGGAATAGCAGTTGCTTCTTCGAGATCTTGAATAGTTTTATTACTCCAATCATCCGCAGAAGTAACTGCCCTTGTGATTTCAAACTTTGCTTGCCCTGCATTAGCTCTTTTAGCTAATTCAAGACCAGCATTAGTTAGAACCGTTTTGTTATATTGCGACATTTTTTAAATCACCTCTTTCAATTTATTTTGAAAGTTAATTTGCACAGTATTAGCTGGAACGCTTATATAGGAATCTGCAGTATTTACAATACCTAGATAAATTTCTCTTTCAGTAGTAGTTTGAGTAAGATTAATTTTAATATCGTAAATCATGTTAGCCGGTAAAGTAATATTAAGCATGTACTTCATGCTGTTAACTTTATCTGGTGTAATATCTGTAGATTTCGCTTCAACTATAGCTAAGTGTTTAGCACAATCAACTCTTACTTTAGATTTTAAGTTCATAATCTCAAGTAAATGATTAAGATATTCAGTAGTTAAAGGCTTAGGTGGCAATAATCTTAAAAGAACGTTATTACGTCTAGTTTCAAGACTTGCACCTGGATCTGGCTTAATTCCTGCCTGATCTTCAAAAACGGAGATACCTTTTTCATCTGCTTGAATGATAAATTCATTTAAAAGCGTTCGGTTAATCTCACCATCAAACTGATACAATCCCTTAGATTGCGCTTTTAAGAGTTCCTCCATTTCATACACGCCGTTGTAATAATCAGGCATATATTTAAGGAGTTCATTCTTATCCATTTACCGTCACCTCACCTAATACCGGCAGTTGAGAGGTGGTATTGCTAAACACAAGCTGTAGATCTTCGTCCTTGCCATTAAGTTGTGGCATTGTGGCGTTAGCTACACCTTCAAGTGTCATTACCCTAGACAGGATTTTGGAACGGTAAACGGTCAGTTTATACCCCCTACCAGTCGCCGAATCAATTGTGCTCCAATCTCTACGCAATGATTTAAAAAGCTCTTCAAGTGAAGCTTTTATGTTAGTCCTAATCGTATCAATGTTCGCACTATCCGCGATTGTTACATTCATTGCGATATTGACTTCAAAAGTTTCTGGAGCTGCTACGGTCACCTGATGATCAATTGGAGCTAAACCATATCCTTGTGTAGTAGATTCTTCAGGATCAATTTCTTCCTTAACTTTCTTAATTAAAGTCTGGCTAGCTGGCATCAGATCATTATTTAAAATTACTAGCTTAACTGTTCCTGGTCCATCCCAAACCGGATAAACCTGAGTTGCTCCTACATCGGAAATTTTACTAGTCATATCTAAGTAATCCGCAACGTTGCCACCGTATGCTACCCAAGTATTGTGGTCTAAAAGTCGTGCTCTTAAATGATCATCATTTTCTTCATCCCTGGCTGGAATAGTAATTTCAACAATTTCAGCCCATGCTAAGTTGTCATTGGGCGTAACTGGTAGCACTTGCCCTAGATAACTATTAGCACTTATTCCAGCTTCTTCAGCTTGCATTTCTGCGGTGCCATCATCATTTGCTTTAATAACAGTATAAAAAATAGGTGATTCTGCAATACTTGCAAATCTGTCACCTACTTCAACATTTACCGAATTTCCATCATCATCATTAAATCTAGCTTTAACTTCTGTAAAAGTTGCCGCATATCTATTAGTACCATGTTCAACTGCTCTGTAATCTAAAAACTCTCCTTGAGCGGTTTTAATGTACGTTTCGCGTATGATATTAGCCAATGATAAAGACTGTTGAGCACTAACCATAGCTGCAGGAGCTACAGCATCATAAATAATTGAGCCTTCACGTTTATCAATATCATTTGGCACATTATCAAGCATTAAGTTTAGCCAGTAATCATAATTTCGTGCTTCTAACTCATCGGCTAATTCATTAGGATTCATCTACTATATCCACCTCACTTTCAAAACCAACCCTACCGTAAACAGTATTAGCAAAGCCTTCTACAGTAATTGCATCACTGCTTGATTGCTCACACTTAGTAATTTCAACATTGTTGATTCGGTCATCAGCTTCTAAAGCTTCAACTACCATTCGCTCTGCTTCTGATTCCGCATAATTGATAGATTCACCAATTAGTTCAGGCAAATCATTACCATATTGCTCATCATAGATTTGATAAACAAACCTTTCTGTTTTAAGAATCTTATCTACGGCTTGTTGCATTGCATCAAGTTCATCAGTCATCCCACGAATTCGACCATTAGCGACTTTAAAAGTATAGGTAGGGCTTTGATCGTCTTCTTCATCATCAAGATCAGCATCATCTAAATATGCATCTTCCATTAATGCACCAACATTAATATCTTCCTCAGAATCCAAAACCATCTTCACCTAACCTTTCAAATAAATAGAACTGTTGGCCACCATCCAAACGGATCATTGTGACTTTATCGCCTGATTCAAGAGAATTATCAAATTCTAGTTCTGTCTCACCTTTAACTTCATCGTGTTCGTGTTTGGTAACTTTGCCCTTAATCTTGAATTTTCCAATATGTTTGCCAAGAATAATAAAATCATTAGTCAAGACCATATTGTTAGAAAGCTGTACTTTTAATGGTTTAGGACTAATGACAGTACCATATACAACATCCGAATAATCGCTTGGTTTACCACCACGTTTTGTCATTAACTCATAGAGCCGTTTACCTGCCATGATTGCCCCACTTTCATTGTTAACTCACATGTATAATCTTGCCCAAAGTGATGAACTGCTTTCAAAATTGGACAGTCCTTAAACTTTTTCTTGTAGTCTTTGATACTTACTGTTACATAATTTCCAGGAACTAAATCAGTGCGACCAACACAAGTAATTTTTAATTGTTTGTTAGCCATATTACGATTTTTGAATTCGTTCTTGGCTTGCTGAATCATCTGGGCATCGTTAGCTTTTTTCTTTGCGTTAACGACTTTCTGAAGCTTACCCCACTGTTTTTGTGACGGCATAGTAACCGACTTTGATTTAATAATAGTTGTTTTTGGATCATCTTCACTAGTCTTGGTTTTAGATGAGTTTTTGCTTTTCTTACTATCCTTTTTAACAACCTTTACAACATTGTAAGTATTATCAATATCAACAGAGTAATCATAGTCTGTAAGCCCTGATTTATCTCCTATAATGATATCTAACTTTTTGTAAGGAAATTTCCTAAGTTCTACAGTGTCGTAATTGTCATAAATCAAATAATGTTTATGAGTTGCTTTAGTAGTCGCACTAATAGCATTTTTAATCATGTCAAAATATGTTTTACCATCATCAACTTCGGCTTTGCATTTATGACTTGATCCAGCCACCACTTTTGCTTTAATTCCGGCACGTTTTGAAACTTCTTTAAATCGTTCACTCAATGTACCGGCTTTAAATACAATCGAATCTTCGTTTTTTAAATAGCGGCTAGGGCCATAGCACTTAACAGCGATATTATGATTTTTATCAAAACCGTACTTAAAGACATAGCCGTAAAACGTCTTTTTCTTTTTCCATTTGAAAGAAATAATATCGCCAGTATATGGAATGATAGGCTTTTTCTCAAAAACCAATTTAAAGTTAAATTCAGTTGCCGAAAAATTAGTATCTCTATCTAAAGTAATCGAATCATCAATTACTAAATCGCTAATATCATAACTTACACGTTTTTTGGAGTGAGTAAAGTGAGTAGAGCGTCTATATAAAGTCATTTGAATTAAGTCACTCATGATCTTTTCACCTCACTCATTTTCACCCAACCACAAGCTTTTCCGTTAACTCCCACACAAACCGGATATTTGCGACCGGAAATAATGTATAAAACTTCGCGTTTAGCATTCTTTTCATACATTCCTGTCCCTCTACCATAACTATCAGCATGTAAACGACCATTTACTGATACAGTTGAACCAACACTAATTTTTCCAGCCGGCTTAGATCGTTTCTTGCCTTTCTTAGATCTACCGCGTTTTTTAGGATTTTTCTTTTTCTCATAACTAAATTTACGATATTGTTTTAATTCTAAAGTATAGGCATATTCATCAGCCCAGCCATTTTCTAAACCATATTCAAAACTAGCAATGGTCATCAGCATAGATATATCTGTTTTAGTAACCACAAATCTTACTTTGTGGTTTTGGCTTTGCATTGATTTGATTTTCTTAACATAGGTAGCCTGCTTATGTGGGCTTTTAGTCGCTACATAGTGAGCACCAACCGTAGGAAAAACAGAATTAATTGATACACCTACTAGCTTTAATTTACCAGGAATGTTTACTTCGCCTAAGTTAACAATGGTTTCAGAATGATCATCTGTTTCATACTTGAGTTTTACATCACTAGGATTAACTGGTATTTGTAAATTTTCTCCAGTTGTTTGATCTTTTATGTAAAATTCCATGCCACTTCGATCAGGCATATGCATCACTTCCTAACTTAATGATTTATCAGCTTGTTCCATAATTTTTTCTTCAAGCTTATCAAGTAATGCATCAGCATCTTCTTCAGGATTGCCAGAGCTGTTAATTACAATGGCACCTGGAGCAATAGTTACTTCACTAGAATTATTAGCGCCACCAGTATAATAATTGCTACTTGTAGCACTATTAGGTCTAATTGAACTTGAACTTAAAGAACCTGAACTATTAATAGAACTATTTAATCCAGGGTAAGCACTGTTAATCATAGCTCTACTGCTTTGGCTAATAAGCCCTCTAGTAGAATCCATACCCACAGCCATACCTTGTCCAATAAAACTACCAACTTCTGCAAACAATCTGGAAGGTGAGTGAATTTGAGCGGCGGCTCTAGCTGCTCTATTAGCTTGAGCTACCAACTCATTAGCTGCTGCGGCTACAGCTCCAACTTGAGACCTAATACCATTTGCTAAACCTTGGCCAATCATTACCCCAGCCGCTTGCATAGCTCCAACGGCACTTCTTGCAGCAGCTATAGCTTGATTTAATGCACTACGAACTGCAGCACTAATTTGTGCCCCACCAGCTCTTGCGGCTGCAGCCGCTCTACTCATGCCTAACCGAACAGCAGAAACAACACCATTCATGTTAGGTTTTTGAACTTTAGGAGCAGGAATTGTTCTAAGCTTAGGCATCTTTGGTTGTGGTATTTTAGGAGTTTTAATCTTAGGTGCAGGCATAGTTTTGACTTTAGGCATTTTAGGTTGCGGCACTTTAGGTGCTTTTACTTTTGGTGCTGAAATCTGTTTCTTAGAAATAGAACTAATTTGTTTATTAACAGAACTTAAATCAACCTTAGCACCAATTTTGATCTTATGATTGCCACCCTTTGTGGCACTACTCATTTTTTTGTTAATACCTGAGGTATCTACATCTGCTTTCATTTTCACTTTACTGTTACCGAAGGACTTTTTAGCATTATTAATTGCAGTGCTAAGTGTCTTCTCAGTAGTTGAAAAATCAAACGGATGGAAGTTTTTTCTTGCGTCTGCAAAAGCTTTACCAGCATCAGCAAAATTCTTTCTAACTCCCGAAAATGAGAAATCACCACGCTTTATATCACTTAAAGCAGCACCCAAACCCTTAGCTACAGAAACAACACCTTTAATTGCATTACCAGCAGCCATAGCGCCACTAACAATATTTTTAAAGATATCTACAATCATTGATAATCCTAGTAGTGCACCTGTACCAGCTACAGCACCAAGTGCTGTTACAAATTGTTTAATCGCAGGTAATGCAGGAGCTAAAGCCTGTCCAATTTGACTAAAAGCCTGCCTTATTGGAGCAAATACTTGTCCAAGATTATTGAATGCTTGCCCTAATACTTGTCCAATATTACTAAAGGCTTGTTGAACAGTATCTCTAAATCCTAAGAAATTACTCTTCCATGCCATAACTGCACCAGCGACTACTGCAGACACACCAAGAATAATTCCAGTAATTGGTAAGAAAGAACCGGATATAGCTGGTGCTAAAGAAGCAAAAGCTGTTTTAATGCCATCAACTTTAGCCAGCATATCACCTATACCAGCTCCGAATTTTGAGCCACCTAGCATATCAGCAAAGTGAGTTGCACTACCAGCATTAGCACCATCTTTTAAAATAGAAAAGAAACCAGCTATATCATTTTTAGCATGTCCAATACTTGAAAAAGCCTTAGGCAATTCTTTGATCCCACTAAAAGCTGTATCAAAGCCACCTTTAATGGTACTTAATCCAGATGCAATGTTTGAGATAATTCCTGCTACAGAACTAGCTCCTTTTAATAAAGTTAATGCTCCAGCGAAACTAGCAATTGCTGTACCTACTGCTCTTATTTGACCAGGTCTCATTTTAGCTATTGCGTCTGCGATGTTAGTAATCACCGAACTAACAACATTTAAGCCCTTGCCGGATAAACTACCCAAAGTGTTAGCAAGTGAACCACTTGCACCGCTAAAGGCATTTTTAACATTGTTAATAGCATTGCCAACAGCAGTTATCATATTTTGCAAGCCATCTATATTAAATGATCCAGAAAATCCACTAGAAAAGTTTTGTTTGAAATTATCAAACTTGCTTTTCACATTTTGAATAAAGCTAACTAGGTTGTCTCCTAATTTTTCACCATTAATATTGCCAAGCTTATCTGTAATGCCTTCAACTGCTTTAATACCAATTTTTCCGACTTTATCAAAAGCCGGTTGAAGTTTATTGGCTAATGTTTCTTTCAAACCGTCCATAGCTTGCCCAACTGTTTTATATTGAGTAGCCATCTTACTGAAATTAGCATTGGTACCAGTCTTAGCAACAGCATTTAAGAAATCTTGAGTCTTAACCTTGCCGTCTTGAATATCTTTAATAAGGCTTGTGGTACTTTCGCCCATTGTTTTAGCAACGGCAGAAATACCGGCTGGAGTTTGTTCCAACATCAGTTTAAAATCCTGCCATTGAACTTTAGGCTTAGCCGCCATTTGAGTGGCTTGCTCACTTAAAGTCTTCATGGCTTGTTGTGGGTTATCAGCCGCGGAAGCCAAACCACCAAAACCTTTAACTAATTGAGCAGTATTTTTAGTACCGACTGCGGCTAACTGAGCATAAGTACTAGACATATCAGATGCGCTATAAATTGTTTGCTGAGCGAATTGTTGCATTTCGGTTTTAGCTTTAGCTATTTGAGTATCAGACGCGCCTAACTGGTGCATATTCCCTTCAAACGTTTGCCATGAAGTTGATGCTTCATTAAGTTCCCCTAGCATTGATCTAATACCAGAGCCAGCTAATCCCATTCCTTTGCTGATCATGTTGCCTACCACAACACCACCGGCCATAGATTTGAACAAGCCACTACTTGATTTTTCAGCGCTACCAAACATATTTCCACCTAAGGCGCCTTTTAACCTGCTAAAACCTGATTGTGCTCTTGAAAGTCCATTTGCCAATTTATCTAGCGGATTACTAAAAGCATCAACAACTCTAATCGTTGCACTTATTTCTGGCATATATTACCTCCTTTCTAGTTCCTACAAAAAAAGAGAGGCTAAGCCTCTCACATATCATTTCAATGCCTTATGACTTTGCCTCTCTTTTACTTTCTTCTCTTTCTTCCTCTTCTTGTTCTAGCCTTAATTCAATTGATGCAACAACTAGTATCTTTTCTCTTTCATTTAGATCTACCCATTGTTTGGGTGTCCAATGATACTTGTTAAGAACATAGTTATAAATCGGAAAATCACCAACTGAATTGTTAATTAGTTTTTTGCTTCAGCAACTAAATCATTATCATTATTATCATCAATACCTGAAAGCTCTAACACTTTTTCAGCTAATGCATTATATTCACCCGCTAAGAGCATTGCTTCCAATGTACCTGCAGGATCACCATAAGTGCCGTAATGCTTTTGAAGTTCTTCATTCTTCAAATTAGGAACTACGACACTAGCAGCCATTAAATTATTTTCAAACTTGTCTTGATTTAAAACCTTTTGAGAAGTTCTAGTTGATTTATTGAATTGAACTTCTTTTGAATCATTTCTCAATTCACTTACTTCTTTTGCGGTTAAAGAACGAATCTTAAAAGGTACTTTAAAACGTTTGATCTTTACTTCTTCTTCCTTTACAGGACTTTCAACATTAATAAAATCTTCAACATTAAAATTTTCAGCCATTTATTTTTCTCCTTACTGAATACCATCAAAAGGTTGAACTAAGTGAATACCTTCAAAAGTAAAATCTGCTGAAATATCCATAACAGTATCATCAGCCTTAAAATCAGCAATTGGAATTTCATCCAAGTTAACTTCATCAAGTTGAATAATTTGTTTACCAGCATGAGAAGTTGGGTCATCAATAGTAAAAGTAATTGTGAAATAAAGATCTCCTTCCTTCATGGTGTAAGGAATACCATATTTCAGCCAATTACTATTAATTAAATATTGGCCTAAAGTACCAGTACCATCAATAGAAGTAGTTTTGTGCTTAGTCCAATGATCACCAAGAACTTGAACCTTTTCTTTGTTCTTCTTGATGTTAATCTTTAATTCTTTACAATCGATTAGATTAATAACATTACCGTCAATAGTAGCGGTAACCTTAGCTTCCTTTGATGAAATGGTATCTCTACCATGAAGAACTTGCTCTAAAGTTTGTGCAGCCATTTATTTATCTCCTATCTTACAATTAAGTTCACGTAAAGCTTTTCCATTGCGTCAACTGGTGTTACATACAAACTCATTAATACTGCGTCTTTTTCATCGCCTTGATCAATTGTTAAATCATTAGGATCAAAATCACGAATCATGTTTTGTGACTCTAATCCAGATAAGTAACTCACACGGTTAGCTTTAAATAAATCACGTCCAAACTCATTGTTACTTACTTTACCTAAGAAACTAGTTTCAAATGTTTGAGTAGTATTAATACAGATTTCATCAAGTGTTCTAATAATTCTGTTCTTGCTAAAGTCCTTAGGCTTAGTGCTAGTGAATTTAGTGAGTGAGTTAATATCTTGCTCAATCACTACACGACTGCCAGCCCGTGTGGTAAACACAATTTGTCCAGCATTTAAAGCTTCAATGGTCTTATCATTATTTAGCTTAGGCTTAGCTTCTGCAGCATCATCAAGTTGAGTGTAGGTTAATGCTTGATCTGGTGTAGCACTAGCACTCATACCAGCAAATCTAGCAGCAGCAATATTAGGAGTAATTATAGTGCCATCATTAAGAACGTAACCATTCAAAACAGTTGATACACCTTCATAGTTGTAAACCACACCGGTTGAATTAGGAACAACGGCACGAACCTTAATACCAACGTTTTCACGTAAAAGCTTAATTTCTTCAACTAAAAGTTTATGAATGTTGCTTGATTCATCCCAACCTGCAGTAGTTGCTACAGTATAGAATTCATTTTCCAAGTAATCATTCATGTCATCGACTACCTTATTGGTACCATTTGAGCCACCAGCTAGAGAAACATTAGCGGCATTTTGAGTTAAACCGTTAAAGATAGCAGTATAAAGTGGATATTCTCCCTTGCCATTTAATTCCTTAGTAACATCTGCTGGATTAGTACCAAAAGTAATATCTACATAGTCATTATGTACTTCTAATTGCTTTTCGTCAGTTAATCCAGCTGCAGTAATTGCATCAGCCTTTGGTAAAGGCAAAGTGATTTTTACTTGATCAACTTGCTTAGTACCAAAGATAGTAGTAACAGTTACATCTCGAGTGTTTGCACCATCAACTAAAGGACTAGGTGCAAAGCTAACACTAATGTTATTACCTTGTTCACCTTCATACTTAGCATTAACGGTATAAACACCATCCTTAGTAGAAGTAGACTTAGCACCGCCATCAAAATCGTTTAGAAGCAATACTGTTTCAGCATTCTTCAAAGCTTCATAAACTGGAGCCAATACCTCATCAGTATTATTGTGGCCAGTTAGTGCAGTGAAATCACTAGTAGCAGTTAATTCAATGATGCCCTTCTTGCCCCAACCTAAAGGCTTGTTTTGGAACATCAATAAACGGCCCAAAGGTGTGGTTAATACTGGCTTACCATCGCCTTTAACATTGATGTAGACACCAGGTCTTACTTTGTTTTGAATTTTCCAAGTTCCACCTGCCATGAATTACATACCTCCTTTAAAATCTTCAATTGCTTTCTTAGCTTCAGCAATTGTATAAGTTCTGTTATCTTCTAACGCAGCATTAATAATTGCCGTGTTGTTTGTACCAGGAAATAAATTAGCTTGCTTAATTTGAGCCTTAGTGTACTTGACTTCAGCGTACTCAACTTTGGTGTTATTCCCTGTTGTTTCCTTTTGTTCTTGCATTTAAATCTAAACTCCTTTGTTTTAATGAAAGATCTGGTTTATACATCCGTAAAACAAGATCAAAATCACACGTCAACGTATGTTCATTAGTATCTACACTGAATTCACGATTTCTTAAATAAGCAAAATCAGGCAATACCGTTAGATTATTCATTAGCAGTGCTTCCATCTCATCTAATGATTCATTAGCATTTTCTTCTGGTGGAAAATAAACAACTTGAAATGGCATTTTTCTAACTTCATAATCAAAAAGTTCTGGCTTTAGAGTTGTATTTCCTGCTCTGCCTATAAAAAAACACGGTTCATCAAACCCATTAGGTTGATTCTCCGTGTAAATTGTTGTATTCGGTGAGATACGAGCTAACTCATCCGCTATTCTTTCGATTATTGTCATGATAGTAAATCCCTAAAAGCCCATAAACCAGGTGTTATCAGATCAGGCAGTTGAGAATGTATCGCATTCAAGGAATTCTTCATAAAGAATTGGCCTGGTACCCAGTTCTTGTGGTTACGAGTTCTGTGGCCACTTTCAACATAGGAAGCATATTCAGTAGGATTACTTACTTTGACAACCCAACCGACACCACTTACAGAAGGGCCTTCAGCAGTCCAAGCTTTACGTAAAGTTCCAGTATCAACAGGAGTATTGGCTTTGAGCGTTCTAATGGCTTGTACACCAATACGCTTTGTGCTTTGACTAATCTCTTCTTTGAGTTGGCCACTTTCTATTCTTCCTTTAATACGACTAGCCCAAGCTTGAAATTCTGCATCATCAACAGTTCCCAAACTCATGCTTTTTCATCCCTTACCATTGCAATCTCTTGATGTGAGTAATAGCCAGAATATCCTTTGCTAGAACGTTTGTATTTAGTAGTATTACCGTTTTGATCAGTAATATAAATAACCGCTCCTGCAGGAATATCAATGCCATTTCGAATTAGTAACTTAGCATCAGCTTCATCAGTGCCAAAAATAGTTTGAGTGCTTGCTGACTGTCCCTTTAGGATTACCTTACAAGGTTCATTTTCTACTATCGTAGTTTCAACACTATTGGTAATGTGGTTCTTAATCACTTTCTTAGTACCAGTGATTTTTGCTTTATCCGTCCATAACAAAGAGACTGCTTTTTTTAAACTTTCAAATTGGCTCATTCTGGTAGCCTCCTGAAGTTATTTAAGATATTAGTGTAATTATCCGTAATAGGATTTAAACCCTGTAGAGCTAAATAAATATCACTCATAGGCTTAAATGTAACACTGGTATCGCCCTCATTTAGTGATTGGATGTTAGCAGCACTCTCACCATCAAGAAAACCATTTACCTTAATTGCTTGAACTGCCATGTTAACCACTACAGTAGATAATTCATTAGGCAGTTCATCAATTGGAATATTACAGTAATTAGCAATATCATTCATGATTTTATCAACTGTAAAATCAATGATCTTATCATAATCAGGATTTTTATTGTTGTTAGGAATTAACAATTTAACTTGGTCAGCAATGTGTTCTTTATCCATTCAATCACCGCCTTACTACTTAACTAATGCTAATAATTCATTCTTCTTGGTCTTACCGCTGAAATCGATACCTTTCTTAGTTAAATACGCTTTAATTTCCTCTACTGTACTATCTGCATTAGGCTTTGCATCACTTTCTGTAGTCTTCTGACGACCTAATTCATTAGAAACTGTAGACACCTTATTATCGATGAAGAACTCAACACCACGAAACTTGGGCTTAAGTAAAAGTACATCATCATATGATTGTTCATAGTAAAGCCAATTACCAGAAGTTGAAGCACTTGGTGCATCAAAACCAGCCCATGAATACTTTTCAGGAGCAATTTGGGCACCGTTCCAAATAAGCATCATCTTAATTTGCTTAGCGTCAACAACTTCTTTAGACCCATCGCCAAAATCAAATTTAGTTTGGAATAAATCTTCTGGGACTGCTACTACAGTAACTTCGTCAAGTGAACGGACAGAACGATTAATATTCTGTGAATCCCCTACAACGATAGTACGATTAACAGCTTGCGCTTTCTTAAGCATGTAATAAGTTGCAGTATCAACATACAGAATACGTCCTTGAGCAGGCACTCTAGCAAGATCAAGATTACGCATCATTTGATCATAACCTTGTAATGCATTATTAGCATCAAGTGATTCACTATGAATACCGGCATTTTGATCGAGACCTTCATTTACGTTGATTGCTTGACGTTGTGCAAACAGCTTGCTAAACATCTCTCTATCCTTTTCAGGCATCTTGGAATCTAAGTTATATTGTCTAGTAATATTAGCCATTGATAATACTTGGTTAGTTTCATCAATATCTTCCGGATCAACTAATGTATTCCAGTAACGATCATTCGTTAATTCATAAACATCATAATTAAGTGAGTAATTAGCAGCAGGTGTAGTAATCGTACGTCTTTCACGATCCTTACGACCACTTAAAATTGCTAAACGTGGTACCTTAATATGTTTTGCATCTAAAAAATTAATTTGTTTGTTAGATGGTGATTGCCATAATGCACTTGAATATAAGTTATCAGGGTAAAAACCATCAATAATTGCTTGTTGATATTTTTCAGCGTAGTTAATAGCCATTGATTATTCTCCTTTAAACACATTAACCATTTCTTGAACTGGATCAGTTTCAGCAGATTTACCATTAGAAGGTTTGTAGTTCTGCTTTTCACCTTCATTGAATAAATAAGAATCACTTTGCTTGATCGATTTGATCTGATTATCTAAGCCAGATACATTACCATCTTGATCTAACTTAATGTTTTCCATATTAAGCAATCCTTTGATAGTCTTAGTATTCCGTACACCAGCCTTAGATAATGCTCTATCCACAGCTCCATTTAAGCGCGTTTGGCTAAGCTTATTAGATAAGTCTGCAGTATCTTTATCATATTTAGCTTGCAATTCCTTATATGAGTTCGATAATTCTTCATTATCCTTAGCATGCTTATGTAAATTTTTCAAATCCTTATCACGCTCTGCAATTTGAGTTTTTAATGCTTCATTTTCTTCAGCCATTTCAGAATTACTTGATTTAGCCTTTTCGATATCAGCACCATTTAAATCCATGATCTTTTTAATCACGTCTTCTTCTAATCCAAATTCTTTTAATTGATCTCTTTTCATAATTCCAATCCTTTCACACGTTTTATACGAGTTCGCCTCTCAATTAAGGTATAAAAAATAAGCAGTTTTACGCCATACTTAGGGCAAATATTAGATTGCTTTCTTTAACATCCCTAACCGAAGTGGTTAAATACCATTTAATTCTTTCCACTTAGAAAATGAATAAGGCTTCTTGCCATTCATCTTAGCCCATTGACTGTAAGACTGGTCTTGAACCCATTTGCCTTTCCCGGTAATAGGATCTCTTGACCATCTTGTGGTTATATCAGGCAGATCTTTCATATATCCCATTGTTGTACATCTGCAGTAAGGATGAATTAGAGGATAATTGATACCTTCTTTTTCATCTCTGACATAAAAAATACGCTCATCTAAACGAGCGCAAACTTCACATGTATGAGATTCTAATGTGGCTAAATACTCATATTGTTCAATATCTGAATCTTTGTAAAACTTTAATGTTGCTTGTTCTGCAGCATGTCCCATTTCAGTAATTACTAACCGGTGAATATTAGAATGAACGACATCTTGGAACCTATCTCGTAACATTCGCTCAACACGGTTATAAGAATAGCCCAGAGCAGTTGATCTAAACATTACATCAGTAAGAACATCTGGCATTACTTCAGTATAATTTTGCCAAATTCTTTTACTAAAATCACTACTCTTCCAAGGTTGATAAACAATCTGTTTTAATTGGCCCTCATTGAAATGAGTAAAGTTAATATCTAAACCACCTACTACAAGATATTTATTATAGTTAGCTAAAAGATATGTATTGTTGTATTGCTTAGCTAAACCAATTGCCATATTGGATTCTTCTTGATCAGCATATTTAGCAGATAGATTTTTAAATTGCTTATACAATTGCTGAAGTCTAGCAATTCTGGATTTATAATAAGCAGAATTTAATTCTTTGTCATAGCCACCTGTTCTAGCCTTAGCTTCAAATTCAGCTAAAGTCATATCAAATTTGCTTGTATCAATTTGACTTAAATACTTAGCAGCTTCAGATAATGTTTGATCATTCTCCTTAGCATACTTTTTAAGCCAATTTAGAGCTTCTTTAGCAAATTCATTTTCAAGATCTTTAAGACGTGACTGCATAGCAGCTTCATAATCATTAACAGATTCTAATTCTTTTTGTTTAGCATAAAGAACTCTTTTCTTCCAATATTCTTGAGAATTCATAATGAATCACCTTAGTCTTCATCAGTTGCTTCATTTGCCTTCTCTGATTTATCAGAAGCGGTTTTATCATCATCAGAGTAATCTTCTTCATCAGGATCATTAAAGCTTTGTGAGCTTCTAAAACCGTCACTATCTTGAATGTCCTTTTTCTGATCTTGTAATTCTTGTTGCCAATCATCAACAATTGGATTGGCACGGGCAATTGCTTCTTTAGAAGTGTAATTAGCCACTGCTGATACTGTTTGAGCCTTAGCAAGATCATCTTCAACACGAGTTCTCTTCCAGGTTTGGGTAATCTTACGGCTTTCAGGATCAGGCAAATTCAAGAAACGCATAATTGCTCTCACTAAATCGTTAATTGAGTTAGTGAAGTAAGCTTGAGTATTAGCTGCTTTCAATTCAAGATTTGAGTAAAGCATTTTGATCGCGGTACCACTTGCATTAGTAGTTTCAAACTTGCTAGGATCAATACCTTGACCTTCTGTAAAAATATTTTCTCTAGTTAAATCTAAAAGCGTTTTACGAGCTTCAACCGGAATATCAATAGTAAGTTTGTCAACACCGCTCTTATCACCATTACCAGCATTATTAAACTTAATGGCCTTATATTGACGCATGGTATCCATGAAATCCTGTAAATCTGTGCCACCATAATTAGTCAACACTAGAATAACTTGTTGTACATCTGAAACATCATTTAAGAATCCGTTATAAATATGATCATATGCATCAATTAAGCCTTTGTATTTAAACAAATCTGGTCTTTGATAAATGTTCTTGGGAAAGGGTATAAATGGAACACGGCCTAAATTATGAACATATACATTACTTTGACCTGTTTCATAACCGACTGTAGTATCATACGTGGTAATCTTATTGAATGGTTCAATAACGCTTTGGTCACTAGACTGGGTTCTAAAGAATTGTGCTTCTTTATCATTCCAATACTCATGTACCGTATAATACTTACCACTATTTGCATCTAATTGCTTATAAGAGCGCAGTACACCAAGAAGTTTATTATCTAACGTAGTGTCATAAATTGGCGTAATCTGAGAAGGTGTTACAATTCCATATCTGAAATTATTATCATTATCAATCCAATAATGTAACCAACCTACACCAGCATTCGCAGCATCAATTAATTCTTTATTAATAACTAAAGCAAATTGATCACCTAATGTATCTCTAATCTTTTGATTTTCACCATCATTACCAACATCTATTTGAGGAGCAACAGTAGCAACATAGCCCGCCTCTTGATCAACTAAGAGTTGATGTAAATTATTAGAAACACGATTATCCGCTTGCCTTAAAGGATCTTTTTTACCGTTTTCTTTAATAATTGACTTGCCATTATTTCTCAAAGTGATGTCATTCTCATTGTTGTAATACTTAATAGACGTTTCATATTGATTAGAAAACTCCTGTTGTTGCATACCAGTATTACTTAACAATTCTTGTAGTGCCTTTACATCCACGGAACAAAACCTCCCTTCACATTTCTTGAATAAATTCCATATCTTAAAGCATCTAATCTATCATTATGTCTTGTTTCATTTTCCTTTAGTGGCTGTCCTGTGTTTTCATCCCATGCATATTGATAGATCTCATTCATAAATCCTTTAGCACATGATTTAGCAATAAAGAATTTACCTTGCCGCATCTTTTGTGCCACACATTCAATACCAGGCAATATATTCTTATTAGCATTGATACAGTTAATACCTACAGCTTGAAACTCATTAACATTATCAGGACGAGCAGAATCAGCATAAAAAATAAGATTGCGCCCCAACTCATCTTGTAAGTTCTTTGCAACCTCTACCCAATAATTAATAAATTTATGTTTCTTAGTGTAATCTCTCAAAACATAAGTATTACCTTGATCATCGTCACCTAGTAGCAAAATAGGATTAGGATGTTCAAATCCCCAGTCAACTCCACAGTAATAATATAGGCCTTCAGGAATTTTATTATCAGGAATAACCATTGTATCTTTGTTGAAATCTTGATAAACAATACCTTCACCAGTAACCCATAAGCCCAAAATATCACGATCATAAAACATCCCTTTAGGTTTAGAAGCCTTCATCGATTTAACATATTCAGGATCAAGGAATGTATTATCATCGATCATAAAATTAAATGAAATAATTCCAGAATCAGGGTCATGATTATCAATGAAATCAGTCTTTAACCAGTGGGTAGGAATATCAGGGTTTGTATCACAAATAATATGTGATCCAGGTTGTGAACAACGGTTTTGAATTTCATTGAATACTTCATGATTAGCAAGAGATGCTTCGTTTACATATGCTCCATAAGCAGTGAAACCACGAGCACTAGATAAACCTGAAATGGAACTTGTATAAACTGGAACAATATCTACGCCAAACAAATGATAATGATTATGAAAGTCAGGCTTAGGAGTTAATCCAAACTGTGTTTGCAATTCTGAAATTACATTGTTGTAAATTGAGCCTGATGTTGCACCTGCAAGAATAAATCTAGGATGCTTATCATCTCTAAGTTTTGCTAAGTTGGCCACTCGTTTTAATTCGTTAAGAAACAAAACATTATCAATAAAAGTTTTACCTGAACGAACAGCACCTGAATTGATCATAATTTTAAACGGCTTAGTCTTGTAAGTATGGAATACTTCAACTTGCTTAGGAGTAAAGAAATCAGTTATTGCCACTCTTCTTATCCTCCTTAGTTAATGTATCTAACATCTTATCAAGCAATTGTTCCATGTCCTGACCATTATCTTCCATTGCCTTAGCTCTAGCTTCAGCAACACTAGCATCAGCATTAGCTTTACGGATCTTAGCTTTATCAAGTTCTGGAGTTCCATTATCACTAAATAAGCCGGCTTGCTTCATAACAGTTTGAATCGCCTGAAGTTTAACCATTTCAGATTTACCATTACGAATTAATCTAAGCAATTCCTTAACAGCATCTGGCAAGGCGTTGTTTAATTGAGAAATACTATATTCGTGTTGTGCTTCTTTAAACAATGAATCATTTTTCCACTTATAAATAGTTCTATCTGAAATATTCAGTTCTTCAGCTATTTCACTTATGGTTTTTTCATTATCAAATAGCATAACAACAGCTCTTTGTCGTTTTTTTGCTAATTTAGAAAAGGTCTTCAACTCTGAATTTTTATGAGTCTTCATCACATCATCTCACCACCGCCTTAAGTAAATAAAAAGAGCGGCTATTAACCGTTCTGATACGTATTAAGAATTATAACTGGGAAGTACGGAATCGAACCGCAACTATGGTTTTCTCGTTTATGTGCACGCCTTGTGCTACCATTACACCACTTCCCATAATTGCTCTTTAATGAATAATTTCAAAAGGACATCAAATGATGTGTTCTCGCATAGCAAGAACTAAGCAATAGCCTTAAAAGAGTATCTGGACTTACACCAGAACCACCGGAACTACAATAGTCGGACGTGGCTTTTTACTCATAATAGAGTTTTTACGTTTGCCTACTTTATATTTAAGAGGAGCAACTTATTTACTGACGCTTGCTAACGTCACTAAGGATGATGCAGGATTTCCACCTGCCCCGTGTACACATCGGTCGTAGTCAAAAGAAACATCAATTCGTTACTAAAAAACATTCGTACAAATATCATCCTTGAAGAAAAATAAATTGTTATTTATCGAAATCTTTGGGGAGGTATTCCTTAATTTTTCGACAATACTATAATAACGTGATTTCACTCCGTACAGAGTACGTACTCAATTCGTACACTGTACATCTATTCAAGTTCCATCAAGCGTACGCAAGTAATCTTATAACTTTGTCACAATGATTTTTTATCTGCCATCCTTCAAAAGAATAGGCAAAAGTAAGTAATGCTCTTTTTCTATAAGCCGCAAATGATGTATGTTCTCTGTAAACGAGCGGCTGAATATCAACCCATCTTTGACACTTAATGTATAAGCCTATTAATATTCTTTGAGAAACAGGATCCACACCATGATATAGAGTATCATGAACTGATTTAACAACGTTCTGTGCATCCAAGCCGTTAATTAACTTAGTTTCAATACCATTAGCTTCACTTGAGCCATAATTTTCTTCAAAACTAGGTGATGACAAATCAACCATTCGGCTACCACTCATAAGAACAATTTTTTCTAAATCATCTTTGAAAAAGTTACTTACATTATCATACGTTTTAACAGCATCAATTTTAGGTACTAACTCCACATAATCACTCCATAAATTTTCTTTAAGCTTCAGTTTCAGCAACAAAAACTGAAATGCCCTTATCTTTACACCATTTAACAAACAAATCGTAAGTATAACTGTCTACTAGTAACTTCATTAACATTCCTCCTTATAAATGTAAGAATCCAGACCGTTTTTAACAGCAAGGTGATCTAAATACTTTAAGGTGTAATATGCACCATTTGGAATCTGATACCAAACATAAAAGCTTGTTCTTATAGAAAAGCCATGCATATTCAACTCTCTCTTAGCTATCGCAGTATCATTAATTCTTTTATGTAGCAATAGACGAGCCAAATGAATTAATGATGTACTGTAATAAGCAGTAGAAGAATTAGATTTTACCCGATATTTAAATATTTGCTTTGACTTAATATTATAAGTAGATAAATACTTACTAATAGCGGCTTTACTATGATGTGTAACTTGAGCAATATGAGCAATCGAATATCCTTGTCTATTAAGCCAGCGCACACGCTCATAATTATCATATTTAAACGGACGATCAAGTGGCAAAAGCCTATGAATTTCTTGCATTTCAGTATTAGAGTCAGGCACTTTAGTGATTGAACCAAAGCGTTTTTCTAGTTTTCTTATTAAAATTAATGCCTGCTGATAATTAGTCATTTCCATATTAATCACCTACATCAACATATTTTTTAATTGCCTTAGTAGCGATAACTGACATTGGTTCATTCATGCGCTCACAATATTTTTTCAATTCATCGTATGTATATGCATCAATTGTTACTTCCATTGTTTTTCCTCCCGTAATTTTTATGTATTCGGCAATAGATTTCATTATTTTAGTAATATCCATAGTATCCATAGCCTGTAAGACCTCCATCAACGATCATCAGTGCATCCTGTACACTACGTGCGATACCATGGATTACATTATGGGATGCAAGAAATTCATGAAATATCAATTGATCTGGCCTAGGTTTACCTGTCTGTGATTTAACTTCAATGTAAAATACTTGATTATCTACCCAGCGAAATCCATATAAATCGGGGTGTCCTTGAGGTAAACCCGTATCAAACCAGCGATGATCAATAGTTTGCACCTTACCTACATTAGCACGAAATACAGAACATTTGTGCTTTGATAGTGCTATTTGAATTTCTTTTTGAATTTCATGCTCCGGTGTAGCCATTTATATCACCACACAATCAAGGTTATCCGTATATCGGTATAACAGTTTATTTATTAGGTATATTTTAAAAGTTTTCTTGTTTGGCATTACCCATTCTTGACTTATTATCATTTCTTAATTACCTTTCTATTTGATAATTGTACTCGTGTGTACGTTTCCAATAACTTCAACAATTGATGGAGTCATTACCATCACTTTTTGTCGACTGCCTCCAATCCAAAATACGCCATACTTAAAATTGACAACATCTATCACGTCAATGCCAATATAACCATCCTTTTTGTCAGGTTCTTGATCATAGCCGTGAACAATATCGCCTTCATAGATTGGCTTACCGTTTTTGTCATTTAACCCAGTATATTGTTCAATAGTTACATCATCTAAATCTGGTTCATCATGACCGATTACTTCTGGGTCATTCGAAAAATCCGGTCCATACGTGTAAATACTAGTTAGTACTCTATTGGGACTGAAATTTAAACCTAATGTTTCAATGTTCAACATTCTTTCATTTACCTTGTCCCATACTCTAAATTTTGGTAACATCATTTTTCCTCATTTCTTAAATCTCTTCTGCAATTAGGACAGCCGTTGACCTGTTCTTTTGTCCATTAGTAATTCTCTCGTGCTGTATTGCTTTAATGATTTTCATTAATAATTGCCTCGCTTTAACTGTTTAACTAAGATTGCTTTATGAAAGCTAAGTCCTAAAACACTAAGGCTACTAGCAAGTCTCATAACAGAACGCTTAGGACTTTTATCTTTTGTATATTCTTTTAACTTTTGATTGTTACGACTAATTAGTAAATCAATATAAACAATTTTTTGTTTTACCTTTTTCTTTCTAATTCTTCGTTTCATTGTATTCCATTCCTTGCTTGCAATATTTAATGTTTTCATCATTTTCATGTTCACTCACGATTTAAACCACCATAAAATTTAATTCTATTTAGGTTCAATTCATTTTCTGGTGAAATTATCAGTTCTTTATTTATCTTTTTAGCAATTTCAAATAGCTTTTCAACAGATGAAACTTCAACCTCATATGTATATATTTGATCACCGTAATCATCTTCAGTTTTGCTTTCTTTTGCATTAAAGGCTTTGATATATTCTTCTTTTAATTTATGATCTCCGTAATCTGTTGAACCATAATCTGTTAAAAATGAAATAAGTTTAATTTTCATTTTCATGCTCCTTTAAGTATTTCAATCCCAAAATGCTATACCCTGCCATATCTAGCAGCGTATCGGATAAGGATTCATCATTTTCTTTAAGTTCGCCACGTTTGACTAATTCACAAACTCGATTGAACTTATCAGAAAGCCTGATAGGAATGACCGTTAAACCAAACTTATCAACTGATTCAGTAAAGCTATTGCCATAAGCGGTGTTCTTTTCGTTCAGTGTTTCTGCTAAGTGGTCAGTATAGTCCTTAAAAGGATTATCAGTTATTGAATCTTTTAAATCGCTTTCTTCAAACAGATGTGTGCCTTTCAAGAATGCACCAGTACCTATTAAAAGATTTTTTAATTCATAATGTTCACTTAAACTTAAATAATTATCCCCTTCATGCCAGGTGCCCGTCATTAAGTCAAAAACAGTTTTTACTACGTTACTAGCATCATCTGCAAATAAGATTTCAACTGGTCTTGATTGACAGTCAGTTATAATGCATAGATTAGGGTTAATTTTCTTTAAAAATTTTTCAAATTCTTTTCTTGTCATTTTAATTTTTCCTCTTCGTATAGAATCCTTTCTATTTCTTTAATCATTTCATTCGCTTCATTTTTATCATCATAATCAATTAATCTGATAATTCCGTCATGTGACTTCCACAAAGCAGAGGGTTCGTGGTGAACGAATTTAATCGCGGTACCGTCACTGTAATACCAGTTATTTTTAGTACAATATATTTTCTTCATCGTTGACGAACATGTGTTAAGCTTTTAGCCGTTTTTATACGAAAAAACATAAAAGGTGATGGGTTGGGTTAATAGTTGGTGAATACCTTGCAAGCTAGGCTAAAGCTTACAGCCACAATGGACTAGACTAGATAAGGTGAATAGGTGAATACTTTTTTTAAAAAAGAGTTAAGTAAAAATAAAATAAAATATATATATAAAGTTATATTTTTAGACCCTACTCCTTCACCAGAATTGCTTTCAGCCTTACTCTCGCAAGGCGGTGAATAGTTTTTCACCTGTTCACCGTTGGTTAAATCCAAATTGCTGATTAACATTCAAATCCAATCCGCGGTAAAAAATTCCATTTTTCGTTCTAGCCTTTCTAAATCTTTTAGAAATTTCTATACCAAACTTGGTATTAGACATTCCTTCCCAATTATTGGTTTCATCAGCCCATTTTTTGTAAGCATCAAACAATTCAGAAGCTTTTACTTTTAATTCATTACCAGCAACACAGCTTTCAGAAATAAATGCCTCAATAACATCCGTCTCTTCACGGTAATCCTGACTAGCTTGTTTAATAATTTTTGGTAGATTTAAGCCTTCTCTTTGCCACATCATTGCTCCATCAATAGCCCATTTTAAAATACCCATTGATTCGGCTTTTAATTTATCTTCAAGATTCTTGTCTACATTTTCTTTTTTTACAGTGTGGGTGAAAGGTATGATTATTAATCTTCTCCAAATACCTTCATCTGTTCCATAAATTTTAGGCATATGATTAGTAGCCATCCATAATTTAAATACTGGATCAAATTCAAAATCACGACCATAAGAATATCTAGCTACTAAAGTATCTCCACCAGTCATTTGCTTAATTAGTGATTCATCTAGTCTGTCCCCTTCATTTGCTTCACTTGAGATTACTAATCTAGCACCTTCAAGTCGTGCGATATCTGAGCTAGGTCCTTGACTTGAATTATTGCGTTTTTGCATGATGGTCTCGGCATTCATGGTTTTAGCATAAGTACCAGAAATATACTTAATGATATTTAAAAGTACAGACTTACCGTTTCGACCGTTACCAAATAAAATAAACATTACTTGTTCAGTATTTGAACCTGTTAAGGAATAACCAACAATTTTTTGAATAAAATGAATAAGTTCCTGATCATTCTGAAAAGTTTGATTTAAAAATTCAATCCATAAAGGACAATCAACTTTTTCTGTATAGTCAACGCCTGTTTCTTGAGTGAACATCTTCTTGTAGTCGTGGTCATGTAAAGTGCCATTAGTCAAATCAATATAGCCTGAAGGAGTGTTCAGCATCATCTTTTCTTTATCCCATTGACTGTGCAAGACGGGCACTAAGTGTTTAATTTCATTGATCATGTTTACCTTACTAGATCGAGAGCGCTCACTCTTGATAAACTTTTGCCATGCTTTTTGGGCCTTATCTTTATCAGCATCATCTTGAATCACGAGAGATTCATTTTTGAGATTATTTATCACTTGATCAGCTGCTTTTTCAATCAAGCCTTGATTATCTTGCTCCCAATATGAACCGTTGTATGCATACCACATCTTATCGGTCATAGAATACAGAAACCTATGTGGAAGTTGATCTAAAAAACGTTGTGCCATTCCCATGTCATCCCATGAACGAGGTGGTGTTTTCTTCTTTTTCGAAGAAGCTTGATTAAAGCCATAAACATCTTCAGCTTCTGCATCCCTGGTAGTAAAGGTATTTACCGTATTATTAATAGCCTTGTTTAAAGTTGCGATTCCATAAGTAGTAGCACCTCGTTTTTCATCCCATTTATCTCTCATAAGACTGGAATTTCTAAAAATGGTATCCATCTTCTGAAAGTTCTTGCCAGTCCAAAAAGCTAAATCATTGGCAAAAGCCAAATCTGCTTCAGATTGGGAAGGATAAAATTTTTCCCAACCGCCTTGCATGAAAAGCTTGTCTCTTTGTCCTTTAGCAGATGTAAGCATACGATTGATAATTTCACTTACTGATAAATCGTTTATCGGCTGATCTTGAAAGCTGAAAATGCTAACGATTTTATCTTTACCAAAGAGAAATTCATAAAGTTTTTTCATTTCAGTTTGATTTAAAGACTGGATTTTATTAGATCCTATGGTGTTACCCGTTAGGGCAAAGAACCGACCCGACTCATACATTTCATAATTGCCTTTGCGTCTATGAGTGCCTGGGATTTTTCCTTTAAAAATTGCATGAATTCCTTTGCCTGACTGTGAAATTTCCATGTAAGTTTTTTTAGTAAAATTTCTAAAAGTGGTAATTAATGTCTCTGGTGAACCAGCAAAATAGTCTTGCAAATCGCTTTCAATTGAATCAATATCTAACCCCACATAGCCATTGGCGAAGTAAAAAGCTAAGCCATCAGCATTATCAAATTTATCTAAAGCTCTTAAAGCAGTATCAAATTCAGCCCAAGTGGAAGGATCATTAGATTTGCCTAAAGTTCCATCATAGGCATTAAGTGGTATTTTGGTATTTTTCTTATGTTCTGGAATATACTTCAGATGAAACAAGCCCCATTGTTTTAAGTTTCTCAGCTCTTCAGGAATGGTTTTATAGTTAAATTTAGTCATTTGCTTCACCTCGCTTAATTTTCATAATCAATGCTATTGGTATATTTTTTTCTAGATTTAGAACGGTAAATCTTTATCATCAATTTCTTCATCGGATCCTTCATTGCCTTGGAACGGATCTCTTTGTTTTTTACCTTGCAAAGGATAGTCAGTTGGTCTGAATGAATTGCTCCATACTTGGTTTCTTTCAGTAGTTTTGCCTTGATATTCTGATTTATCGATCGTTACTCTTACTTTGACTGGCTTGCCTACCAATTTATGATTCCAGTCATCCCAATCCTTCACAGGAGTATTTTCAGGATAACCAGCGGCTTTCATAATGTAATTAAGGTCAGATGGATCATACTTGCCAGTTTTCTTACGCTTCCATACATTGACGAAGACAATGCGGTTATGCTGCTTGCCATTAGTATCTGGCAGAGCTTGGTCCAAGTCTTTTCTGATTCTTAAGTTCATCTTGATATATTCAGTTCCATTAGGTGTGGCATCAGGACGGGTGTCTTCAATAATGCATTCGTAAATTCCTTCTGGAATTGGTTTATATTCGTCATTCTTTGAATTTAAATTGTCGTAGTTAGTAGTAAATAAAGTCATTTTTAATATCTCCTTTTTTAATGTACTAAGCCTTTGGCTTTTCCTTGATAATATGCCCAGCCTTTTTTATATCCTTTTGCTTGGGCATAATCGTAAAATTGTTCCATTGTAGTAAAAGTTGCAGGATCTTGAGTAAGAATATAATTGGTTGTAAAAACTTCATTAGTATGTTCTTCTGCTTTAATTGCACTTAACTCTTGATCTTTTTTTTGCTGTATCCTGCGAATCTCTGCAGAAAAATCATGACCGCAGATCGGACAAGTAACGTTTTCTGCTTCAATTACTGCAAAACATTCGGGGCAAGTCTTAATTGCTGGCCCATCAGTATTGCTCCCCTCTTTGTGTGGATGCTTAGCACGGTCTTCAAGCGACCAGTGATAGTCAGTATCAGGCAAACCAAATTTTTCAAAATTGCCAACCTGATCAATAATCACTGCGCGTTTGTCTTTTTGATACCTCATTGCTCTCATAGATTGCTGTAAGTAGATTACTAAGCTTTCTGTTGGTCTGAGCAATACCACACAGGAGCAATCTGGCACATTGAATCCTTCGCTTATAAGATCCACATTGCAGAGAACTTTAATTTTGCCCTGCTTAAAGTCATTCATAATCCGCTCTCTTTTTTGTGCGAAAGTGTGAGAGTCAGCATGAACTGCATTGATTCCTGCATCCCTAAAAGCTTGAGCAACTTCTTTACTGAAATTGACCGAGTGACAGTAAACGATTGTCTTACGGTCTTTAGCAAATTTGAGCCAAGACTTAACAACACCACCATGAATGATAGAGCGTGTAAAATTGTCCATAGACCGTTTTGTGTAGTCACCAGTAGAACTATGCTTTAACATATTTTTATCGCCTAACTGGTAGCCATAGACGGTAAATGGAGCAAGCTTATGATTATTTATCAACCATTTGGTTTTAGGTCCTTGCATCATGGCGGAATAAATATCTTTAAAGCCTTTGCCAGATAAACGCCACGGGCTTCCCGTAAATCCAAGTCTTGGAACATCAGAGTAATAATTAAAGATTTTCTGATACGTTTTAGCTCGTGAGTGCTGACTTTCGTCCACAATTATTAGGTTAGGCTTAGGCAAAATGCTTAATCTGTGAGCTACCTTGCCAACTGTCATAATTGTGCAGTAATTTAAATCAACGTCTTGCTTGATGAATGATTCCTTGATCTGTTTAACTAGCTCTTGCCTATGTACGAAGAACAAAACTCTATTTTTTCTAAGTGTTGTTAATCTAGCAATTTCTGCAATTACAACAGATTTTCCACTACCAGGTGGACTTACAATAAGTACGCCCTTATTTCCACTAGAGAGAGCCTGACGAGCTTCAACAACTAATTTCTGTTGATAGTCATAAAGTTTATACATTGCTTGTCCTAGCCTTTAAATAGGTCTTCGACTTTACAAGATTTTCGATCGTCTAAGCGATTTTTAGCGTATGTATCAATAGAAGTTTCTAAGATGCATCCCCTATTGCCTGTTTTTGGATTTCTTATAAGTCTGGCTATAACATCTACTTGTCCCATTATGAAATCTCTTGGGTTAGGTCTGATATCTGGACCAAATTGCATGAATTCTTGACCGCTTGGATCAGTTATCTTAGTTTGCGTTTCCCATGCGGTAACTAAGATATTGACATTCCATTTAAAGACATAAGCAATAAATCTTGTTAGATAAGTAGTCCATTCGTTGTAGTCAGACATTTTGTTATCTAATCCAGTCTTAGTATCTTTAGCTTTTTCGACAAAAAACAGTTTTTGCAAGTTGCTGACATTATCGATAACCAAATTATCGTATTTACTTGGGTAAAATGATTCTACAAAATCAGTTAGATCTTCAATGGGCTTCTGTGGATCAATTACCCAGATGTCATTTTTGTCTTGCCAAAATGGGATTCGATGAAAACTGTCATCAAGTGATAGTAAGAATGTCTTGCCTTTCAAATATTGACTGGTTGTGGTTTTCCCCATTCCAGAAATTCCATATATTAACCAACGGTACTTAGTTCCCTTATTTTTATTCCAATCAAATGCTGGCATTATTCTTCACCTGCATCTCTAACTAAATTCTGCAAGCCTTCCATACTGTGGAGGACATTACTTGTGATTTCTTTTCTGTAGCATTCAATCATAGCGTTTGCAAACTCATCGAATTCAGGAGTGTTCTTCAGTTTTTGATAAGTCATTCTAACTTTTTCATCTTCAGGAGATTGATTCCATTTGCTGTTAAATTTTAAAATTGCTTCATTCTGAATTGCATTTTTTAAGAAGTCTTCAGTCATTTTTATCACACTTTCTATTTAAGCCTTCCGTTCGCACACTGCTAGCAGCTTCTTCAAACATCGATCTAATTGCAGTAGAGAAGTTTTCGTGTGGACCGCCATTAAAGCTTCTTGGTAGATCAGGTTCATTTCTTTTAGTCCATCTCACTGCGCCTGCGTAGGTTTTTCCTTCTTTTTTAGCTTTCTGGGCAAGCCACAAGGTCCAATCATCAATGGCTTGGTTGGTTTGCTTAATCCATTCCTGAAAGTCTTTTAAACTAGGATTGTTTGCCATAGTATTCCATCTCCATTCCACCGTAATAATCTTCAAGAAATTGTTTTAATTCTGATTCACAATTAGAGTTTTCAAATAAGTATCTGTACATATCTTCAGCATCAATGAAATGACCTTTTACCATAACCTTGTTTGGATCATCTGCTAACTGCTCAATGATAAATTCCAAACATGATTTACATTCCTGATGTTCGCCAATTGCTACGACTACATTTCCTGCTACCACAGTAAAGCAATCGTCACCTGCGTACACTTGACGTTGTATTGCAATGCGCTGATAGTTAATTTCGTTTTGAAGTTCTTTACCTTTTTTTACTTCCATGACTTAGCCTCATTGCTTAATTTCATTTTTTACTTACCTCCAATAATTTCAAATAATGCATCCCAAAAGCCATAGCTAAAAAGGCTAAATGCGATAAGCACCAAAGCAATTAATATACCACCTGCGATTGTTTCCCAATCGTACTTTGGCTTAGGTGGTAAATTGAACTTACGGTAAAAATTCTTATTTTGCATCCCAATCAATCTCCTTCCTATGTTCATTCATCCAAACGGCTGCAGGATATTCAAAGATCGTCATTTTTCCGCCCCGACCTGGATGTATATTGCTACACCAATCTGGATCAAATTGATAAAGAATATTTCTTTTAACCCATGCAGATCCATGTGGTTTTGCATACTTCTTAGCAAACTCATCAATGCTAATTGTTTTTCCTATAATTTGATTTTCAGGAACATAACCACGCTTCTTCATAATCAAATCAATTACTTGTTCCATTGAAGCTTCATCAATTGCTAGTTGCATGTTGATCACTCCTTAGCTAAGCCCTTTTAACTCAAAAACAAATTTGTGAAGTATTGTTGGCCAATGCCAGTGATTTTTGGAGTTTTAACAATACGAGTGCTATTCCCATCAACAATAGTTCGTTCTTTGATTTCGAAGAGTTTTAAATTCATACTTTTTTGGGTTGGCATATTATAATCAGTACCTTTTCTTTTAATCAGGTATCCATTTTCTCTTAGCCATTGAAAGAATCTGTTTTGACCAGTGTTAACACCGCCATTTTTTAAAATTTTTGCCATTTCACCCACAAGGATTGAAGTTTCACTTGCTGTAATGGCATCTGCAAACAATGCCTTAGGTTTCATTTCTGCAATTTGAATGTCTTTTTGCTTCAATTGATCTGCTGCTTGTTGAAGCAAATCAACTAAACCATTTTTGTTATGAATTACATCAAAAGCTTTTTCATCGGTCATATATGCACCATGCTTGCGAATGGTTGGTAAAACTTCAGAAGTTACCCAATGCTTAAATTTCTTAGCGTTTGGCATCTTACTTGAAAGAATCAAACTGTATAAACCTGACTCGTTGATGATATACATTTTTCTTGATTGACCTGAGTCGGTAAACTGCCGAGTCAGCTTATCTTCATCATCAACATGGGCTTTTAGAGCATCTGCAGTTCTTGAATACCCTAGAATTTCAGCTACATCTTTGCCAACAAACCACGGTTCATTCTTTATTTCTAAAGTCCTAACTTGACTACCTTCAAAAGCAAATAATTGTAAATTGCTATCCATTTAAATCACTCCTTGTCAAATCTTAAAATCACGAATAACCTTAAGAACAAATTGATTACTTGCAGGATTTACTTTTCTGCCTGATAAATAATCTGAAACTTCTTGTTTAGTCATTCCATACATCTTGGCGAGATCAGTAGCTTTAATTCCGTTCTGTTGAAGAAATTGCTTTACTAATTCTCTTCCTGGCATTGTTGATGGCATTGCTTTCACCTCACTTTTTTAAAATAGTAAGTAGAAAAGTACTAAAAAGATATTGAAATTTTAATACTAAAGAGTAATATATAGGTATAAGAAATAAGCGTTTTTAAGAGTCCCCACTCAATAAGAAAACGAATATTGCTTATTACTTTTTTTATTACGATTCAACTTACATAAATTATATTAGTACTTAAGTACTAATTAGTCAACTATATTTTTGTACTTTTTAGTAATAATTTGTGTAAGTACTTTAGAAAGGTACTTATAAATGCTGTTAGAACGTATAAAAGAAAGGGCTAAACAATTTGATTTATCTCTTTCAGATGTTGCAGAAAAAACAGGCATTAGCCCTAATACCGTTTATAGCTGGCGAGTTAAAACACCAAGATCAGATAAATTAAAGCAAGTGGCAGAATTGTTGCATACTACTGTCGATTATCTAAGTGGCTTAACCGATGATCCTTCATTACCTACTGATAATTCATTTTCATTAGATGATGACAAGCCAGTAATGTACCATGGCTACAATGTTCCTGATAAATATTTAGATATGATCCGTGGCTTAATGGATGCAGATATTAAAGAAGGAAAAGCGAATAAACATGAATGAGTTGATTGAATACCTTTTGAATTATGCTTTTGATCATGGAATTGGCTATAAACTAGTTCGTGCAGACTCTTATGATCCCTCGCTATCTTTAAAGAAGCATAATTTAATGGTTATTAATTTAAATTGGCACAATCAAAGTGAGTTACCTTTCATTATCGGTCATGAAATAGGTCATTTTATTTTAGGCGATGAAGGAATTATGTATTATAGTAGTTTCTCAGGGCAGAACTCGGAAGAAAAATCTGTTGATTTATACTCTTTAAATCTTTTATATGATTATGCTTGTAGTCGTGGTCAAAGCTTTGAAGAACCAGGTCAGTTTATACAGATGTATGGAATTCCTGAAAGAATGACTACAGCTGCTAAGAATTTATTTAAACATAATGATAATTAATTACAGTCCAAAAACTGAAGACTTTAAAAGCTGATAGCTTGTAATAAATCTATTATTAAGAAATGAGGTATAGAAAGTGATGTATTTTTTAGTCGGAATAATTGATTTATTTTTTGTTATTTCTCTAATTGCAACTATTTATTTTGGTTTTAGAGCTAGAAAAAACAAAGAAAATTATCAAAAGAAATTCAGGCATTCTATAATTGCTACTATTGTTTTATTTATTTTCTTAGCTGGAAGTTCTCAATTAATTCCAGATACTTCTACTAATAATGAAACCAAATCTTCTACCAGTTCAAAGTAAAAAGATATACAAAGTAGTAGTTCCAGTAGAAAAGAAAATAAAATCAAAAGTTCAAATGATGCTAATTATACGAAGTCTGAAATTAAGAAGATTAATCATCAGCTTGTTTTAGCTTTAAAAGATGATCAAAAAGATGCTAATAATGGTGATGAAAGATATAATTGGGCAAATTATATTTTAAAAATTTTGATTCAAGAAAATAAAACTGCCTATGTTTATGTAGATGGAAACTTTATGAATCTTTCTGAGGAAGATAGAAAAATTGTGGGTGAACATACAAATGGCTTAATTGGAGCCGCAATAGCTATGGCAGGAATTGATTATACTCCTGAAGAAGGACGCGAAGGTGTATACATGTCGTTTTACAACGGTCCTCAAGCAATAGGACGTTCTCGATATACTGATAATACTTCGTTCAAATGGTATAAATAATGGAGGTAAGATTATGGGATTATTAAGAAATAAGCCGCCACACTGTCCTAAATGCAAATCAACTAATGTTCAAGCAGTCGGCCAACATAAAAAAGGATTTTCACTTGGTAAGGCTGTTGTAGGTAGTGTTTTAACAGGGGGGATTGGAGTTTTAGCAGGATTTGCGGGTAAAAAGACCAAAAAGATTGATATGATTTGTATGAATTGTGGCAATAAATTTAAATATAAACCATAAAACAAAAAAACTCACCTACTGCTGGAACAGTAAGTGAGTAATTGAATGAGCTACGCCAATAGCTCTAAAAATAAATGTATTTGAATTAAAACAAAACCAACTTACGCCAATAAGTATAGTTAACAACAAAGCCGCTTGGACTCTTCCCTCTTATTGTAGCAGAATTCAAACGACTGTAACAATAGGAGGTTATTTTTTATGGCTTCAATTAAGAAACGTGGAAAAACTTGGTACGTTAGATTTTCTAAGAGAGTTCAAGAATGGGACCCTGAAACCCAATCTATGAAACCAGTCCTCAAACAAAAATCAAAAGGTGGTTTCAAGACCAAAGCTGAAGCTCAACAATATGGAATTAAAATGGAAGCTGCTGCAATTTCAGGTGTAGATGTTACTAAAAATCCTATTTTTGCAGATTATATGCAGAAATGGTTTGAAACCTATAAGAAGCCTAACTGTTCCCCTGCCACCAGTACTAAATACAACTATGAAATAAATTTGGTTAGGCATTATTTTGGTGATTTAACCATTAAAGATATAACTAGAACCAAGTACCAAGAATTTATTAATTTTACAGCTAAGAAACATGCTCCAGTTACTGTAAAGAAATTGAATGGCAGTGTTAGAGCTTGCGTTAATTCAGCTATTATTGATGGTCTTATATCCGCTGATTTTACTAAGCAAGTTCAAGTTTATGGCAATGAAGATAGAGAATTAACTGTAACTTACTTGAATGTTGATGAAATCAAAAGATTAACTCAAACAACTATTAATGAACTAGATATTAATACACCATCACGGCATATGATCCTCACTGCTATTTTTACTGGTGCAAGATTAGGTGAAATATCCGGCTTACAATGGAGCGATATAAATTTTAACAATAATATTATTGATATAAATAAATCATGGAGTTGGCAACGTAAGAAAATGGGACCAACTAAAAATAAAAGTTCTATACGCAAAATTAAAGTTAATGATTTTTTACTTAAAAAAATTAGTGATCTAAAAGCTAATAAATGTAATTTTGTTTTTGGTAATCCTGCAGAAAATAATTTGCCACCTACTTCTGCAGATGTGAATTCGGTTTTGAGAAGTTTGCTAAAAGATGCTGACATCGATAAAGATATTCATTTTCATAGTTTAAGACATATTCACGTTGCATATTTAATTAAGAAGCATGTAGATATTGTGGCTATCAGTCAGAGATTAGGCCATAGTAATGTAGCTACAACTTTAAAATATTATGCTTACCTAATTGATGAACTAAAAAAGTCGGAAGATAATAAAATTATTTCAGATTTAAATGAACTATCGAAATGCTATAATTAATTGTGTCAAAAAAACTGTTGCACAAATGTTGTACAAGCATTTATATAAAGCTTGATATATCAGTATTTGTAGTTTCTAAAAAGGAATATGTATGGATCAATTAGATAAATTTAACCGACGCTATAATTTTCTTTCAAAATTATCTGCCGCCTTCTTTTATTCAATTGCTATTGCTATCGCGTTAAATTTTTTCTGGACACCCGGACATATGTACTCATCCGGTATCACAGGATTCGCCCAGTTAATTAACACCGTTAGTGAACGTTATCTTCCCTTTACGCTAACGACATCGTTTATGTACTTTATATTGAACTTCCCTTTGTTTATTCTGGCTTGGTTCAAAATTGGTCATAAATTCACATTTTTCACTATCGTTGCTGTTGTTCTGGGTTCGTTCATGATGCATTGGATTCAACCATGGCAAATGCGTCTAGACCCGCTTGTTTGTGCCATCTTTGGTGCTTCAATTAACGGTATCGGCACAGGTTTGGCGTTAAAAAATGGTATTTCAACTGGCGGTTTAGATATTATCGGCATTGTTATTAGGCAAAAAACCGGTATCAGCTACGGTAAATTTAATATTTTTATTAATCTGATTATTATTGCCGCTGCTGGTTACATGTTTGGTTGGACACGTGCTTTATATTCTGCATTAACTATCTTTATCAATGGTCGAGTAATTGACGCAGTTTATACACAACACCAAAAGATGCAGGTAATGATTGTTACTCAGCATCCCCAGCACATTATTGATGGCATTCAAAACCGAATGCACCGCGGTATTACTATTTTGCATGATGCCGAAGGTGCATACAGCCATATTGAGAATACTGTTTTGATCACTATCATCGATCGTTATGATATGTATGACATTCGTCAGATCGTTCAAAAAGCAGATCCCTACGCATTCATGAGTGTAAGCGAAGTTGAGAAGGTCTATGGCCGTTTCAAGGAACAAGAGATTGTCTAGGTATAAATTTGTTAACAAGCTTATATTGGCTATATATCACCAATATAAGCTTATTTTTATTTGTTCAATTTCTTCAAAATTTTGCTCCTTTTCTGCCCCTCCATTTAATTAAATTCTATAATGAAGAAAAAGAAAGGCGGATTTCGATGAGCTCATATTATCAATTAGTTTGGCGAGAAAATGAACTAGAATCATATTCTACTGATAAACTTAACTTCATTTTCAATATTATTAATCGTCCCTTCCCTGTTAGTTACAGGCAGTTATATCCTAGTCGAATTGAGTGGCAAAAAGCTGTTAAAAAACACGAAGATTTAATTAAAAGAGTTAAAAATATTATTCTAAAACGCCGCGATGCTCATACTGTTCGTGCAGCTTGGCTTGATCAACATAATAAACAAGCAAAGGTAGCAACAAATGGCTATACAATTGAACAGTTAGCTAATAAGTTGCCACACATGGCAAATCAATTAGGTGCTTTTATGGAAATTGAAAACATTGAAATAAAATATTTCGATGAAGATTTTAAGCCTCGGTATGATTTATCTGATTTTCAAGATATTGCAATAGATAATTATCCAAATAGCAGCTTCAAGAAAAATGGCATGACAAAAGAAGTTTTTCTTAAACTTTATCCACAAGTTCCAAAAAACAAATTAGATAAAGTTCTAGATATAGCTGACTGCGAATTGTAA